TACTTTTGGTATTGAAGCAGGAGCGAGTTCTTTAGCATCATTAAATTTAGGAAATAGTACGAATCTTGCCGATGGAGGTATTCGTTATGATAATTCAACAGACACACTTATTTTCAGAGCTAATAATGCTGAGAAGATGCGTATCGACTCAAGTGGTAATGTGGGGATAGGACAAACACCTGATGCTTTATCTAAATTAGCAGTTTACGGAGGCAGAACCTATCTTGATGCAACAAACGAGTTTACTATTAGATTATCAAATACGGGAACAGTTGGTGGATTTATAGGTACACCTGCTTCGGGTGCTTTAGGGTTTTATAGTTATACAGGCTCAGAGCGTATGCGTATCGACTCAAGTGGTAATGTAGGGATAAATGATTCATCTCCCGATGTTTCTTTAGATGTCAATGGAGTAATAAAAACATCTCTTGGTAGTGGAGGAGTTTCTTTAAGCGGATACGGCTCACCTGATTTCGGTTATATAGGATATAATTATTGGAATGATAATGGAACTGAATCAGTAGGTCAAAGCGTTCGTAATTCTTGGCGAATGAAATTTGGTAATGGTGCTGATAAGAGTTTCACTTTTGATTATAGAGAACCTAATGCTTCAGCAGGAACTTTCTCAGAAAGAATGCGTATCGACTCAAGTGGTAATATCACTCAGACTGCTTCGGGTAATCCACAGTTTACTATTTCGGGTTCAGCAGGTGCTTATACAGGTATTCTTCAAATTAATGCAGCAGGTGGTGGAGGCTCAAAGATTCAAGCATCGGGAGGTACAAATTCTTTAGCTATTGAAACAAATTCCACAGAAAGAATACGTATCGACTCAAGTGGTAATGTAGGGATAGGAACGACATCAATAGGGGCAGGTTATAAATTACAAGTTCGTAGAGATACAAATGTTAATATTGGTTTTGGGCTACAAAATAGCGGTGCATCGTTGGAAGCCGTTAATGATGCTATAAATGCAAATATTCCTTTAAGTTTATACGGGTCAAAAATATTATTATTAAACGGCAACGTAGGAATTGGAACTACTTCGCCTAGCGCAAAGCTTCACGTTGGTACTGCTGCGTTAGGTGCTAGTGGTGGAACACCAAGTATTATTGGTTCAGATGGCGTAAGTTGCGGTAGTGGTTCAAGAATATCTGTTGATACTGGTTATTATACGCACGGCTATATGCAGTATTCTAGTAGTTGGGGAAGTGAATCAAGATATGGTTTATACGGCTACTATGGTATTTCTTTAAATACTAGACAAGGTTCAGGTTTGGTTGTTAGAGGTGATTCTAACCACGTAGGAATCGGAACCACTTCGCCTGCACAAAAGTTGCACGTTGTTGGTGCTACGCAAATAGAAGTTAGCCAAGACAATGTTTGGATGGATTTAATAAATTCATCTGAATCAGCGTTTAGATTAAGAACCTATAACAACGGAACAAACGAAGGAACTGCAGCGTATGCATTCAAGCACGGTTTATATTATAGTAGCCAAGAAAACGCAGCAGTAACTTTTTATAGAGGCGGTTCGACAACTGGAGGATTCTTAACCTTTACAACGGATAACGGTACTGAAAGAATGCGTATCACTAGTGGTGGCAACGTAGGTATCGGAACGACTTCGCCTGCTGCAAAGCTTGATGTAGAAGCAGGAAATTTAGGTAGTACTAGCGGTGATTCTGTAACTGCTGCTGTAATTCGTGCAGGTAGGCAAAATTTAGTTTTTAAAGATACAAGAACTGCTAATGGTAGTGATTGGAATAATGCTACGTTCAAAATTATAGCGCAAATAGATAGTACAAATCATCAATCTATTGATTTTGTAAACGATAGTGGTTATGCGGAACATATTGATATTAGAACTGGCAATCAGGTATTCAATACAAGATTTGCGCAAAACGGCAACGTAGGAATCGGTACAACTTCGCCTTCTTCTAAACTTCATATTGAATCATCTTCATACGATGATTTTATTAAGCTAACAAGAACTGGAGTTGGTTCAATGGGTATTTCTGCAACTAACCCACGAGGGATTCAAACAACTGATGGTTCAGGAACTTTTTTAGGTTGGCACGTTGATTCTTCAGGCAACGTAGGAATAGGCACGACTTCACCTTCGCAAAAGCTGCACATTGACGGTGCTTCAGCACATTTAAATTTTTCAGGAAGCAATAACCGAATATTATTTAATGGATATAGGGCAGTAGAAGGTTCACATAACGGTTCCTTACTTCAGCTAGGGGAAAGCTATTCTAATATTTCATTATATGGCAATGTAGGAATAGGTACAACTTCGCCTAATGCTCCTTTAGATGTTCAAGGCGGTGTTAGAATGGGTAGGGATTTTACACTAGCGAATCGTGCAGGTATTAGACTAGATTCAAACGGAACTTCTTACCCTTCAGATATTTTATTTGGGCATACGGCAGCAGGAAATCAATCTTCTTGGACTGGTGTTTATTGGTCAATATCTTCTAGGGCTGCAAGTGCAAGTAATAGAATGTATTTCTATCGTGGTGGCGGAAATCCAACTGGTAGTAGCGAAGCAATACTATTAACTTTAGACCCTAATTTAAGGGTTGGTGTTAATACAGAAACACCTGATAAAACACTTACCGTTAATGGTACGTTTAAAGCTACTAGCGAGGCAGATTTAGCAAGAATCAACTTTGAAACTGGCGCATATCACGGTATTCGTTTTAGAGATGATAACAATACTAATAGATGGAAGTGGGGACACGCAAAAACGCAAAACTACTTTTATCTATATGATTATGCCAAAAGTGATACCGCTTTTGAGGCATTTGCTAATGGCAACATACTTTTAAAACCTGGTAGTTCAAAAGTAGGTGTTAATACCACCAACCCACTAGAAAACTTCCACGTTTCAGGAACAACTATTTCAGGCGCAGTAGGCACAACTGGTACAATCAACAGAACTGGTATTACTAACTACTTATGTTACGAAGCAAGGTCAACAAGTGCAGGAAATGAACCTTCTATTGGTTTCCATAAGGAGGGTGTATTTTCAATGTATCTTCAAGCGGCAAATAGTCCTAGAGGTTTACGAGTATTATCACCTAGTAATGAAACCGCAGCAGGATTACGAGTTGAAGGTGATGTAGTAGCATTCTATTCAGATATGCGACTTAAAACAAAAATCGGTGATATCCAAGACCCTATTGGTAAGATACAAGCGTTAAGTGGATTCTACTACGAACCTAATGAAATAGCACAATCTTATGGCTACGAAGTAGAACGCAGAATTGGTTTATCAGCACAAGATGTAAAAGAAGTAGTACCTGAAGCGGTACACGAAGCGCCAATAGGTGATGGTTATATGGCGGTTGATTATGCGAAGCTAGTACCAGTATTAGTTGAAGCTATCAAAGAACAAAATGAAATCATAGAAGATTTAAAGCAAAGAATTGCTAAATTAGAAGCATAGATGGCTTACGTTTACAGACATATAAGACTTGACAAGAACGAACCTTTTTACATAGGTATATCTGATAACGATATGTATAGGGCTACAACCAAGCGTTGCAGGAATATCCTATGGCAACGAATAGTAGCCAAGACTGACTACGAAGTAGAAATACTTATGGATGATATAAGTATGGAACAAGCCAAAGAAAAGGAGGTTGAGTTTATTAAGCTATATGGAAGGATAGATATTAAAACTGGAAGCCTTGCCAACCTGACTGATGGTGGCGAGGGTACTGTTGGTAGAAAATATACCCCAACAAAAAAACACAAAGAAAACCTTTCTAAAGCACATAAAGGCAAGAAGATGTCTGAAAGTTCAAAGCGAAAGATGTCAAAAGCAAAAAAGTCACCAATCATTCAAATGGATTTAGATGGTAACTTTATTAAGGAATGGGATGGTATTATTGATGCAGCTAGATATTTCAATGGAACTTCAACTAATATCATTAGATGTTGCAAGGGCAAGTTTAAACAAGCCTTTGGTTACAAATGGGAATATAAACAGATTGAGGAACTAAAAGCTAGATTAGATGGCAGTACCAAGTAGTGGACAAATATCAATGCTAGGCGTAGCAAAAGAACGCAGATACAATGACGTAGGAGTCAATGGTTACGTTAGTGGTTCTACTGTGAACCTAACTAATATATCTATGTACGACCTTATGCGTGGAGGTAACGCTAATGGTAGTGATTATAACTTCTGTCCACCTATGACTAACGAGTGGACTGTAAATGGTTTTACTGTTGATGCGCCCTACGACCCTAACCTAGAACAAGGTAGTGGTTATTTAGCCACACCTTATGCTATGTCTGAATTTAGGGGGCATATTGGAAATAGAGAATTAGGTTGTGTGAAGCTTAACTACAATACCTCTTGTTTTACAGGTACGTCTATTAGTGCAGCAGCAGCAGGACAAAGTTTCAGATGGGATTTTGACCTTGAATATACACCACAAGGTTCAGGGGCTATTATCTATATGGAGATTACTTCAGTCACTTGGGCAGGATTAAGCACTAGTTCAGATACTACTGGTGGTAGTGGAAGTGCTAATATTAGCTTTACTGCTTCAGAAGGTAATACAATAAGATACTTAAACATAGAAACCAACAGCACTACAAATAGCAGGTCTTTGACTTTTGATATTTACATTAGCGGTAGCTGTTATTCAAGCGATAATCTTTTACATACTGTAACTGTTACACAAGCAGCAGGTTCAGGCGGTGGAGGCGGTGGCGGAGGCTTCCCAACTCCAGGAGGCGGTAATCAATAGTAAACTTTTAAAATCAATATAACAATGAACACTTACAATTTTCACATTAACGCAGTAGATGCGCACGTCAGCAGCAATGGTCTTGACAACGTAATCTACAATGTACACTACTCCTACAATGGAGAGGATGGCAACGGTAATTCAACTAGCAGGATTGGCGTAGTTGCTGTAGAAGCACCTGACGCTGATAGCTTTGTTCCGTTTGACCAATTAACTCAAGCAGATGTTATTGCTTGGATTGAACCTATCTTACCAATAGAGGAGTTTCAGTCTAACATAGACTTACAACTAGCAGAACTAGCTGCACCTACAAAGGTTACGCTACAGGTTCCTGAAACATTGGCAAGCGAAGGTAATCAATAGCTTAAATAAAACTTATGTTTTAATAAACGTGTAATTTATGTAATATTGTATATATCATTAATATTTAATTTTTAAAAAATGTCAGACGTTAAAAAAATTACAGACGAACAATTAAAAGACCTTCAAGAAAAAGTTGGTATGATTCAAAACCTACAGTCTCAGATTGGTGGGCTAGAAGCTCAAAAACATTTGGCTTTACATCAATTGTTAGCTACACAAGAAGAACTACAAAAAGTTCAAGTAGCTTTACAAGATGAGTACGGTAAAATCAATATTAACATTCAAGACGGTACTTACGAAGAAGTAGTAGAAGAGGCAGTAGTAGAAGAGGCATAGTATAAATAATCACACTTAAATTTAATTTAATGGAATATAATCAACCAAGTGAGATTGTTAAAGATCTATCTTTTGGCTTAAAAGCCAGTGATAAAATAATTAGTGGAGTAGAAAAGCTTGCTAATGCAGTTAAATCTACTCTTGGCGCTTCTGGTAAGTGTGTAATTTACGAAGATGCTCTAGGTAAGCCAGTCATAACTAAAGACGGTGTTACTGTAGCCGAATCGATCGTACTTTACGACCCTGTAGAAAATATGGGTGCAACATTAATCAAGGAAGCTGCCAAAAATACAGTGAAAGAAGCAGGTGACGGTACAACAACATCTACCGTCCTTGCTCACTCACTTCTAAAAAAGTCTATGGATGCTTTAGACTCAACAACAAACACTAGAGAGTTACAACAAGCTTTTTTGACAGGTGTTGATTTTGTTAATGAGTATCTTGATAAGAACAAATTAGAAGTTACAGACGATATGCTTACCGATGTTGCCACAATATCTACAAATAATGATATTGCTTTAGGTAATATTATAGCTAACGCTTATAAAAAGGTTGGTAAGCACGGTGTTGTTTTAATGGAGGAGTCTGAGTCGGAAGAAACCTACTTTGATATAGTTGATGGTGTTCAGTTTGATTCACCTTTAAAATCGCCGCATTTAGCAACAACAGAGGATAAAGAAAAATCTGAGCTTGAAAATCCTTTTGTACTTATTGTAGCTTCACCTATTACTGGTATTAGAAAAATACAAGCAGTCTTAGAACATGTAATTAAGCAAAAAAGAAGTTTACTAATTGTAGCTTCAGTAGATCAACAACCATATTCTGCTTTGCTAACAAACAAAGTAAAAGGTAATATCAAAGTAAATATAGTTGATGTTCCTGGTTTTGGATCTACTAAAAGAGATACTATAGAAGATTTAGCCGCGCTAACAGGTGCTAAAATCATCGACGAAGAATTAGGTGATGACTTAGATCTTATCGATCCATCTGTACTTGGAGAGGCGATTAAATCTGTTACAGACAACAGAAACACTGTCTTGACTATAGAAAGTGTCTCAGATGACGCTAAAACGCGAATAGAGACTGTAGAGCAAAAGATAAAAGAAGAACAAAATCCTTTTATTAAGAAAAAGCTAGAACAAAGACTAGCTATGCTTTCTGGTTCTGTAGGTATTATATACGTGGGAGCAAACAGCAAAGTAGAGCTAAAAGAAAAGAAAGATAGAGTTGAAGACGCTATCTACGCAACTAAAGCAGCTTTACAAGAAGGTATAGTTCCCGGTGGTGGTGTAGCACTACTTAATGCAGCTCAGAAAATGAAAGTTAATAACGCTGCTGAGCATGTTTTTAGAAAAGCTATAATTGCTCCTTTTTCTACTATTTTAGAAAATGCTGGTATAGAAGTACCTGAAAATTTTAAGTATAGAAAAGGTTGGGGTATTAATGTTGTAACAGGTAAGCCTGTGAATATGATTAAAGCTGGTATTATTGATCCAGTGTTAGTTACTAAAACAGCTTTAAAAAATGCAGCCAGTGTAGTTTCAACTATTATATCTGCTGATTGTGTAATTTCAAACATGAGAGCAAATGAAAGCAGTCAATAACTACATAATCATAAACAAGATAAAACAAGAGCCTAAAAAATCAAACGGTCTTATTATAACAGATAACCATACAAAAGATATTAGGTACTTAAAAGGTAAAATAATCAGTATTGGTGAATTAACTGAAGGTTTAAATGAAGGTGATATTATCTATTACGATCGTCACGCTGGGCACGGCATTGAGCTTGATGATACTTTATTTCACGTTATCCGACAACAAGACGTTGTCCTTGTGGAATGAGACTTTCTCCAGAGGATTTAAGGGACATCAAAATCCTTAAGTACTATAGGATAGTTAGGCGTTGGGCTTGTAGACAGTATGACTTAAAAGATGCTGATTTAGAGTTACTTATATATTTAGACTGCAAAGGTCTATTTACAAGAGAAGATTTTATCAACGGTGCTTACACCTACACTTGGGATAAGCATCGTTGGGAAAGACTTCGTAGTAATGGCTGGATTGATGTTTGGAGAGAAAGAAACAGAAAAGATAGTAAGTACGCTATTTACAAAGTTTCAGTCAAAACTAAACACATGATAAATAGGATATATAAAATTTTGCTAGGACAAGAAGATATACCTGTTACCCAGTCTAATGTGTTTTATAAAAATAAAAGCTATAGCGACAAGGTATACAACAAGGCTATAGATGATATGATTAAAGATAAAGAAAGATGAAAAAACTATTAATTATTTCAGCTTTCTTTTTGGCTAGTTGTTCTTCTGCAAGAGTCGTGTCTTCTGAAGATATTACAACTAGGACTCAATGGTTAGAGTCTAGCGAGGATAATCCTATTATCAACGTTATTCAGAAAGTTTATGCTAATGATGATCTTGAGATCGTTATTAAAAAAAAATACACGACTGACTACGTTAAGATAGTGCAACGTAGAGGTAAAAAGATTATTAACAAAAAAACAACTAAAAACATCGATGGCAAAAGTTGACAAATCTAAAATGGCTTGCAACAAGCCTAAAAGAACACCTGGTCATAAGACCAAGTCACATATCGTAAAAGCGTGTGCAAATGGAAAAGAGAAGATTATTAGATTTGGGCAACAAGGAGTTAGTGGCGCAGGAAAGAAAAGTGATTCAAAGTCTAAAGCGCGACGTAAGAGCTTTAAGGCTCGCCACAAAAAGAACATTAAAAAAGGTAAAATGTCAGCTGCATACTGGGCTGATAAAGTAAAATGGTAGCTATGAAAAAAAGTAAGAAGTCACCTTGTTGGTCAGGATACGAAATGATCGGGACAAAGAAAAAAGGAGGACGTAAAGTACCTAATTGTGTTCCAAAAAAGAAAAAGAAAAAATAATGAGTAAGCCAAAAAAGAAATTTGCAGAAACCACTGTAGGTAAACTTTTATTCGGCGCAGCTTCAATGGCGAGTCCTGCATTAGGTAACGTATTAAAAGGAGTGACAACGCCAGCTGAGGCTATCGCTGCTATTGGTAAATCTGATGTTAGTGAAGAAGATAAGATAAGACTACAACAGCTTATTTTTGAACAACAAAATAAAGAAATGGAAGCAATAACATCGAGATGGCAAGCAGATGCTATGTCTGATTCGTGGCTTTCTAAAAATGTACGCCCATTAGTTTTAGTGTGGTGTATTGTTGTTTTTAGTTTCGCAGGTCTTTTAGATAGTGTCGAGTCAATACCTTTTAATATAGGTACAACATGGAATGATACTTTTGAAAAAGTAATGATGGCGGTTGTTTTAGCATATTTTGGTGGACGTACTACCGAAAAAGCGACAAGCGCATTTAAAAAATAAAATATGAATTTAATTAGAAAAATTAGTGTAGGTAGAGACTACAAAGACTCTGCCATGCACTACGCTGTAGGCCAAGAAGTCTATGGTGGACACACTATTTGTAATATAATTGAGGAAGAGGATAAGTATAGAATATATATATCTAAAAATAACGAGGTTTTACCCTGGAAGGACTTTAATAAAAATATGGCTATTAGTATTGAATTTAATTTAGAATATTAATGAGAAGCTTACATTGCTTTATAATACAACCAAAAAACCAAAGATACAATAATACAAAAAAGGTTGATGATATTGAATTAATATTAAACACCGAGATTCAGGATCACAAATTTGTCAGTCGCGTAGGCGTTGTTTTAGAAACACCCATTATAGGAAAAACTGGCATTAAAAAAGGAGATGAAGTTATAGTTCATCACAATGTGTTTAGACGCTATAATGATGTCAGGGGACAAGAGGTGAATAGTAGAAGTTATTTTGAAGAAGACAAGTATTTTGTGTTTCCAGATCAGGTGTTTATGTTTAACAGAAATGGTGAATGGAAGCCATTAGATGGTTTTTGTTTTGTTAAACCGATAGAGAATAAAAAAATGTTTTCTAACGAACCAGAAGAGCCTTTAATTGGTGTCTTAAAATACTTAGATAATAGCTTGTTAAATAAAGGTATGAAATTTAACGATTTAGTTGGTTTTACACCTGATAGTGAATATGAGTTTATTATCGATAATGAGCGCTTGTATAGAGTGCCAGTAAATTCGATTTGTATTAAATATGAATATCAAGGAAACGAAAAAGAATATAATCCAAGCTGGTTACAAAGCGGTTGAAGAACTAATACGTGTAGCTGAAGAAAAGATTATAACAAACACAGAAGAAGATGTTTCTGCAGACAGACTTAAAAACGCTGCTGCTACAAAAAAGCTAGCAATATTTGATGCTTTTGAAATACTCAATAGAGTTGAAGAAGAAAAAGCTATGCTAGAAAATAAACCTAAAGAAGAAACAAATAAATCTTTTAAAGGTTTTGCTGAAAGGAGATCTAAGTAATGGCTTATCAGCAAACACTATATAAGGTTGTAGAACCAGTGAAACTGACTACCATACATCGTATGAACAAGAAGAAAGCTTGGAAGTACGGTTACAATAAAGAACACGATTTGGTAGTTATAAGCAAGACTGGTGAGATTGGTGAAATATACGAGATACAAAACTTGTGTATAGCATTGCCAAAACAAGAGGATGTTTACGTAAATCAAGAAAAACGTTGGATACCTTTTGATTATCCTAAGGAATTAAATAGAGTAAAAACTATATTTGATTGGAGAGATACACCTAGTGAGTTTAAAGAAAAGTGGGAAGACTATATTGAAGAAGAATTTGATAGGCGTGAAAACGGTTTTTGGTTCATTAATAAAGATGAGCCTACTTATATTACTGGCACTCACTATATGTACTTGCAGTGGACCAAGATTGATGTTGGGCACCCAGACTTTAGGGAAGCAAATAGATTATTCTTTATATTCTGGGAAGCATGCAAGGCTGATAGTAGATGCTACGGCATGTGTTACCTCAAAAATAGACGATCTGGCTTTTCATTTATGTCAAGCTCAGAGACCGTTAACCTCGCGACAATTACATCAGATGCAAGATTTGGTATATTGTCAAAATCTGGAGCCGATGCTAAAAAGATGTTTACGGACAAAGTTGTACCAATATCAATCAACTACCCGTTCTTTTTTAAGCCTATACAAGACGGTATGGATCGTCCAAAATCGGAACTCGCGTATAGAGTACCCGCGTCGAAACTCACGAAGAAGTCTATACAAAACAGAGAGAGGGAGATCATGGAGGGTCTCGACACGACGATCGACTGGAAAAACACGGGAGACAACTCGTACGATGGTGAAAAACTAGCATTGCTAGTACATGATGAAAGTGGTAAATGGGAGAGACCTGACAATATATTAAATAACTGGCGCGTAACAAAAACGTGTCTTAGACTAGGTAGTCGTATCATTGGTAAATGTATGATGGGTTCAACATCCAATGCGCTGGACAAAGGTGGAGAAAATTTTAAAAAGCTTTACAATGATTCAGACGTCACAAAACGTAACCGCAATGGACAAACTCGCAGTGGACTATATAGTCTGTTCATTCCTATGGAGTGGAACTACGAGGGATTCATTGATTCTTTTGGATTACCTGTATTCGATACACCACCAGAACCAGTTGAAGGACCGTTGGGAGAGAGTATTGAAGTTGGAGTAATAGAGCATTGGGAAAATGAAGCTGCTGGTTTAAAAGAAGATCAAGATGCTTTAAATGAATTTTACCGACAATTCCCAAGAACAGAAGAGCACGCATTTAGAGACGAAACTAAAAATAGTATATTTAATCTTGTGAAAATCTATGAGCAAATAGATTTTAATGAAGAAGCCAAGTATAATGGTTTAGTTACTCAAGGTGGTTTTCAATGGGAGAACGGTATAAAAGACACTAAGGTTACTTTTAATCCTGATAAAAACGGTAGGTTTTTAATTTCTTGGGTTCCACCATTACATTTACAAAACAAATATGAAATAAGAGGTGGTATACGTTATCCTGGGAACGAACATATTGGTGCTTTTGGCTGTGACCCTTATGATATATCGGGTACGGTAGATGGTAGGGGATCTAAAGGTTCTTTACATGGTCTTACAAAATACAGCATGGAGGATGCTCCGCCTAGTACTTTTTTCTTAGAATATGTTGCAAGACCTCAGACTGCTGAAATGTTTTTTGAGGATATATTAATGGCGTTAGTTTTTTATGGTATGCCGTTACTTGCAGAAAATAACAAACCAAGATTACTCTACTATTTAAAACGTAGAGGTTATAGAGGTTACTCAATGAATAGACCTGATAAAACGTATAACAAGCTATCTGCTACAGAAAAAGAAATAGGTGGTATACCAAATTCAGGCGAAGACATTAAACAAGCGCACGCTGCTGCAATAGAGAGTTATATACAGAAGTACGTGGGAATTAACGGTGAAGGAGATTATGGTAACATGTACTTTAATAGAACACTTAATGACTGGGCTAAATTTGATATAAATAAAAGAACAGTACACGATGCGGCAATAAGTTCTGGTCTAGCCATTATGGCTTGTAACAGACACCTGTATGCACCTAACGAGGAAAGAACAACAAGAGTTCTAAACTTTGGATTTAAAAAATACGATAATAAAGGATATACTTCAAAAATAATAAAATAGATGTCAAAAATATTACCAACAGGTATATTTCCTAGCCAATCGGTTAGTGATGAAGAAAAAGCAAATCACTCTTATGGACTAGAAGTTGCTAGAGCTATAGAAGGTGAGTGGTTTAAAAGAGACTCAGGAGCTGTAAGATATTACGCTAATAGAGATAACTTCCATAGGCTAAGATTATACGCTAGAGGGGAACAATCTATACAAAAATACAAAGATGAATTATCTATTAATGGTGATTTATCTTATCTTAATTTAGACTGGAAGCCTGTACCAATTATACCTAAGTTTGTTGATATAGTTGTAAATGGTATCGGAGAGAGAACCTTTGACATCAAGGCTTACTCGCAGGATCCAGCCGCTATAAAAGAAAAAACAGATTATGTTTCTAGTATTATGTCTGATATGCAAAATAGGCAATTATTAGAAACAGTTCAGCAAGAGTTCGGTATTAACATGTTTAGAACTGATCAAAATAACTTACCTGACTCTTCTGAAGAACTACAGCTCCACATGCAGCTAGACTATAAACAGTCTATTGAAATTGCTGAAGAAGAAGCTATTAATAATGTATTAGACTATAACAAGTATCATTTACTAAAAAAGAGACTAGATTATGATTTGGTTACTATTGGTATGGCGGCTTGTAAAAATAGCTTTAATACGTCTGAAGGTATTAAATTAGAATATGTAGATCCTTCTGATATTGTTTACTCATACACTGAATCACCTTACTTTGATGATTTATATTACGTAGGTGAAGTTCGTAGAGTAAGTATTGTTGATCTTAAAAAACAATTTCCAGGATTAACAGAAGAAGATATTAAAGAAATAGAAGGTACTGGTAGTAATGCAATGCTTTATAATAAAAGCTTTGCCTCATCAGCTTCTGAAGATACTAATCACGTTTATGTTTTATATTTTGAATACAAAACATTTCAAAACCAAGTATATAAAATAAAGCAAACTGCAACCGGGGCTGAAAAAGCTATTAAAAAAAGTGACAAATTCAACCCACCAAAAGATGCTAGATCAAGATTTGAAAAAGTCAATAGATCGATTGAGGTATTATATGAAGGCGCAAAGATTATTGGGCACAATAAGATCCTTAAATGGCAACTCGCAGAAAATATGACAAGACCTAAGTCAGATACGACTAAGGTTAATATGTCTTACAATATTGTGGCTCCAAGAATTTACAAAGGTAAAATCGAGTCACTAGTAAGTCGAATGACTTCTTTTGCTGATATGATTCAGCTAACACACTTAAAACTTCAACAAGTATTATCACGTATGGTACCTGATGGAGTTTATCTTGACGCAGATGGTATTGCTGAAATTGATTTAGGTAACGGAACAAACTATAATCCACAGGAAGCATTAAACATGTATTTCCAAACTGGATCTGTTATTGGTAGATCAATGACACAAGACGGAGAGTTTAACCACGGTAGAATGCCTATACAAGAGCTACAATCTTCTGGTGGTAATGCTAAAATAGCTAGTTTGATTAACTCGTACAACTATTATCTACAAATGATGAGAGATGTTACTGGTCTTAATGAAGCTAGAGATGGTAGCATGCCTGATGAAAAAGCATTAGTAGGTATTCAAAAATTAGCCGCTGCAAACTCAAATACAGCAACAAGACACGTTTTACAATCAGGACTTTATTTAACTTTAAAAACAGCAGAAGCTATTTGCTTAAGAATATCTGATGTTTTACAATACGGTAATACTAAACAAGCCTTTATACAGGGTATAGGTAAATTTAACGTAGGTACACTCGAAGAAGTATCTCAACTGCATTTACATGATTTTGGTATTTTCTTAGAATTAGCTCCTGATGAAGAAGAAAAACAACTTCTTGAAAACAATATTCAAGTAGCATTACAAAGAGACCAAATATATCTTGAAGATGCTATCGATGTAAGAGAAATTAAAAATATTAAGCTCGCTAATCAACTATTAAAATTAAGAAGAAAAAAGAAGTCAGAAGAAGATAGAGCTATTCAGCTTCAGAACATTCAAGCACAAACCGAGTCTAATGCTCAAGCTGCTCAAGCCGCTGCTCAAGCTGAAATGCAAAAAGAGCAAGCATTGACAGAGAGTAAGGCTCAATTAGAGCAGGTAAAAGCTCAACTTGACCTACAAAAATTAGAGAGAGAAGCTGATATCAAAAAACAATTAATGTATCACGAATTTGAGTTGAATATGAAACTTAAACAACTTGAATCGCAAGTGATTAAAGATAAAGAGTCTTTTAAAGAAGATAGAAAAGACCAAAGAACAAAAATACAAGCCACTCAGCAATCAGATTTGATTGAACAGAGAAAAGGCAATACAGGACCAAAGAACTTTGAATCTGCTGGTTTTGATACACTTGGTGGATTTGGATTAGAACAATTCGAGCCAAGATAATTTTTTTAAAATTTTTATAATATTTTATTATGTCAGACATTAAAGTAAATCTAGTAGATGGAGAAGATCTGTCTACTTCAGAAAGAGAAGAAAAAGTACTCCAAGATGCTGGTGTTAGTACAGGACCAGATGATGGAGTTTACAGAGTTAACTTAAATCAAACAAGCGATGCCGTTCAAGAGCAAAGCACAGATGAGGTACCTGTTCAAAACGAACCCGAAGCTAGCCAAGAAGTGGGCGAAGAAGTACGGAGTTCCGAAGAACCTACCGAACAAGAAGAACAAGTCTTAGAATTAATTAAAGAAGAAACAGATGGCGTACAAGTGCAAGAGCAAAGGGTCTTACAAGAAGAGCAAGCCCAAAGCGAAGAAGAAAAACAAGAAGTAGAGCAACCAGTAGCTGAACTACCTGAAAATATCCAGAAGGTAGTTGAGTTTATGCAAGAAACTGGTGGGACGTTAGAAGATTATGTGCGATTAAATACTGATTATTCTAACATTGATGACAAGGCGTTATTAAGAGAGTACTACAAGCAAACAAAGTCTCATCTTGATAATGAAGAAATTAATTTCTTAATCGATGATAATTTTTCTTTTGATGAAGACGTCGATGATGAAAGAGATATAAAACGCAAAAAATTAGCGTATAAAGAAGCAATTGTAAAAGCTAGAGATTTTCTTGGAGATCTAAAGAACAAATACTACGATGAGGTTAAGTTAACTTCTCGTCTTGCTCCAGATCAAAAAGAAGCTATAGATTTTTATAATCAATATAAAAAAGAGCAGAATGAGCAAACTGCTCTTCAGCAAAAAGCCGCTGAACACTTTACCAAGCAAACAGAGCAAGTTTTTAGCCAAGATTTCAAAGGTTTTGATTTTAAAGTTGGTGAGAATACTTATAGGTTTAAGGTTAGTGACGTTGAACAAACTAAGCAAGCTCAAAGTGATATATTAGAATCATTTAAGACGTTCTTAGGTGAAGATAATATGTTAAGAGATGCTAAGGGTTATCACAAAGCACTATTTGCTGCTAGAAACGCCGATTCTATTGCTAATCATTTTTATGAACAAGGAAAAGCCGATGCAATTAAAAATTTAGAGGCTGAATCTAAAAACATTAACATGGATCCTAGAAAAACAAATAGCGGATTTGTTGATGTTGGTGGAATGAAAGTGAGAGCAGTAAGCGGTGATGATAGCTCAAAACTTAGAGTTAAAATTAAAAGATAAACTAAAAAAAATTATTTAAAATGGCTATTACATTAGGCAGTGGAACAGTTACACCTGCTCCAATTAAACAAGCCGCACCTGGAAACTACATTGATTTCACATCAAGTGCTACTGCAGGTTGGGCACAACAATATCTACCAGAGCTTTACGAAGCTGAAGTAGAAAAATACGGAGATCGCTCTATCGGTGGTTTCCTTAAAATGGTTGGCGCTGAAATGCCAATGACTTCTGATCAAGTTGTATGGTCAGAACAAGGTAGATTACACCTTTCTTACAGCGGTCTCACACTAGCTGCTGATTCTGGAACAAACTCTGGAACAAACGTTATTTCTGGTCTTCCATCTGGTCACGCTATCAGAGCTAACCAAACTATCGTTATTTCTGACGGTTCTACTACAGCTAAAGCTTTTGTTAGCGATCACGACACTTCTGCTACTAGCATTACTGTTAAAGCTTACGGTAAAGCTGGATTAGTAACCGCTGGACTTACTGCTGGATCTGGTATCACTATCTTTGTATTTGGTACTGAATTTGGTAAAGGAGTTAACGGAATGAACGAAGCAGTAGCTCCACAATTCCAAAGCTACACTAACAAACCAATCATCCTTAAAGATTTTTATGAAATCTCTGGATCTGATGCATCTCAAATTGGATGGGTTGAAGTAACTGGTGAAGCTGGTCAATCAGGATACCTATGGTACCTAAAAGCTGAAGGAGATACTCGTAAGCGTTTCGAAGATTACTTAGAAATGGCGCTAGTTGAGGCTGAAAAAGCTTCTGGTAACGACGACCTTACTGAAGCTGAAGGAACTGAAGGTTTATTTGCTGCTATCGAAGATCGTGGGCACTATGATGCTGGAGTAACCGCTTCTAACACCGCGCTTGCTGATTTCGACGCTATGCTTAAGAAATTAGATAAGCAAGGTGCTATTGAAGAAAACGTTATTTTTGCTAATCGTTCTCTTTCACTAGTTATTGATGACATGCTTGCTGCTCAGAACTCTTATGGTTCAGGTGGTACTTCTTACGGAGTTTTCAACAACTCTGAGGACATGGCACTTAATCTAGGTTTCTCAGGTTTCCGTCGTGGATCTTATGATTTCTATAAAACTGACTGGAAATATCTAAACGATGCTTCTACTCGTGGAGCTGTTGAATCTGACGGATCTAGCACTTTTGATATCCGTGGAGTACTTGTACCTGCTGGAACTTCTTCAGTATACGATCAAATTCTTGGTAAAAACATCAAGCGTCCATTCCTTCACGTACGTTACCGTGCTTCTGAAGCTGATGATCGTCGCATGAAGTCTTGGATCGTTGGATCAGTTGGTGGTGCACAAACTAGCGGACTTGACGCTATGCAAGTACACTACTTATCTGAAAGATGTTTAGTAGTACAAGCTGCAAACAACTTCGTATTATTCAACTAATACAAACATAAGTAAGATTTACCCTCGTCTTAATGGCGGGGGTAACTTCTTACCTTTTTTACTTATTTAATACTATTATATCATGGCAAAGAAAAACACCCCTAATTGGGAAATTAAAGATAGAGTATATCTATTAAAAGGAAATTTAGCTCCATTGAGCTACACTATCAAATCAAAAGATATTTATTGGTTTGATGAAGAAAAAGGATACGAAAGAGAATTAAAATATACTGTAAATCAAAAAACTCCATTTGTAGATGAGTTCCAAGGTCAAGAAAGACTTGGTCACGTTATTTTTACAGAAGGTTCTTTAATCGTACCAAAAGAAAAACAAACATTACAAAAACTGTTATCACTGTATCATCCACAAAGAAATAAATTATACTTTGAGTATGATGCTGCAGAAGAAGCAGAAGATGAATTAGAATTCATAGAGTATGAAATTGAAGCTTTAAATATGGCTAATAACATGGACATAGAAGAAGCTGAAGCTATTGTTAGAGTTAATGTTGGTTCTCAAGTATCAACAATGACATCTAAAGAGATAAAAAGAGATTTATTAGTATTTGCTAAAAGAGATCCTAAAACTTTCTTAGAGCTTGCTAATGACGAAAACATTCAGGTTAGAAACACAGGATTAAAGGCTGTAGAAGCTGGAATTCTTAAACTATCTGGAGATCAAAGAACATTTAAATGGGGAAGTAACGGTAGAGTATTAATGACTGTACCATTTGATGAAAACCCGTATTCTGCACTAGCTGCATGGTTTAAAACCGATGAAGGTGTAGAAGTTTATCAAACAATTGAAAAACGATTAAAATAAAAGTAAAAAAAAAGGGGAGGGTTTTTCTCTCCCCGTTTTTTTAAATATAAGACATGAAGTTTTGTGTTGAGTGCGGTAATAAAGCTGAAAACGGAAGAAAAAAGTGCAAAGCCTGTAGATCAAACACAAGGCCTTGGAGAAAATATAAAAAAGACAAATGTGATCAATGTGGATTTATTTCGCTACACAAGTGTCAATTAGATGTCGACCACATCGATGGTAACAAAAAAAACAATGAACCATCTAATTTAAGAACGCTATGTGCTAATTGCCATAGATTAAAAACTTATTTAGAAAAAGATCATTTAACATATAAATAATAATGGCTATAAACGTAGACAAAGTATATAGAGTTGTTCTAGCTATAATGAACAGAGAACAACGAGGTTATTTAACGCCCGATCAATTTAATAGACTTGGACGGCAAGCTCAACTTGACTTGCTTGAAAAGTCTTTTTATGATTATAACAGAGCGTTAACTCGTAGAAATATACAGGGAATAAGCAGTGAGTATGGAGATATAGCCCAAAACATTAAAGAAAAATTAGATGTACTTAATTATTCGGAGACTATAGGTGTTGGGCCTAGTGGTTATACGCTTTCTGGTATGCCTGTTTCTTTATATAGAGTACTTCAAGTAACTAGCACTGATAGAGCAAGTATATATGAAGAACTTAAAAAATCAGAGATAGCTTACGTTAATGGTTCGCCACTTACAAAACCTACAACTGATTTTCCTGAATACTATCAAGAAGATGGTAAAATACATGTATTGCCTACGCCTACAAGTATAACTAATGTCATATTAGATTATATAAAATTACCAGATGATCCTAAGTGGAACTATACTGTTAATAGCACTAATGGCTCGTATGAGTTTAATAGTACAACACATGGCTCAAACGCTTCCGTAGACTTTGAACTACATCCTTCTGAGGAATCTTCTTTAGTAATAAAGATACTTTCTTATGCTGGTATAATCGTAAAAGACCCATTAGTAATTCAAGCAGCACAGCAAGAAGAAGTAAATAAATTTAACAAAGAAAACTCTTAATAAATGGGATTAATAACTGGTACAGATAGAGAATATTACGCTGGATCGCAGCAGTTTGATGCTACAAGTGGTCAAAGTTCTTTTACTATCGTTAACTTTGTAGGTGATATATCTAGCGTTAGTGATGTCTACGTGTATGTAAACGGATCTTTATTAGAATCCACACAATATTCATGGTCCTCACCTAATATAGTACTAGATGAAGCCGCCGCGCTAGGAGATCAAGTATTAGTGGTATTAAAAGATCATATTTATGGAGGTTATAGATATACGTCATTAAAAGATATTGTAAGTAATTTTATGCTTTCATATATTGGTGATGGTAAAATCATTAATAGAGGTAATAGAAGAGACGTGTTATTCCATGCTAAAAGAGCAATACAAGAGTTTAGCTATGATATTTCACGTGTAGAAAAAATACAAGAAGTAGAGCTTGGTCCATCGTTAATGATACCAATGCCAAAAGACTACGTAAACTACGTTTCGATATCTTACGTTGATGACTTTGGTGTTGAACATCCTATACCATTAGGAAGAATAACATCTAAACCTTCAGAGGCTATTGCACAAGATGATGATGCTAACTATCAATATGATAACAACGATCTTTTAACTACTAGTCCTATTACTGATCAAAGATTTGATAAAAATAAAAATGACTATGTAGATCTTGGTAATGAAGATTATTTAAATGAAATGTTGCCAGAGTTAGATAGTAGATATGGTGGTGATACTGAACTTATGAATAGAAACGGTATGTTTATTATTGATGAGTATAATGGTACATTTAATTTTTCTAGTTTATTATCAGGTAGAATTATAACTATAAAATATGTATCTGACGGTCTAGGAACTGATTCGGAAATGAAAGTACATAAGTTAGCAGAAGAAGCTGTTTACAAAACAATGGCTTTTAATATGCTTTCTACAATGATGAATATTCCAGAATACATCGTTAATAGATTTAGAAGAGAAAGAAGAGCAGCTACAAGAAACGCTAAGTTGAGACTTTACAATCTTAAGATGTCAGAAATGACTAATGTAATGAGAGGTAAGTCTAAACAAATTAAACACTAATTAAATGCCGGAAATCAAAAACACCTTCCTAAAAGGGAAGATGAATAAAAGCCTTGATGACCGATTACTACCTGAGGGTGAGTATCGAGATGCGTTAAATGTACAAATAACTAAAAATGAAGGTAGCGGATCTGATATGGGTGCGCTACATAATGTTAAAAGTAATAAACTTGCTTATACAAACGCATTGGGTTTATCAAGCTCTTATAAAGTTATAGGGGCTTTTTTCGATGATAAAAACAATACTATATATTACTTTGTAACAAATAGTGTTCAAACTACTTCTGGTAGTCATAGAATTTACAAGTGTGTTCCTGGTAGCGATCCAGTAATTATAGTTAGTGGTTCATGGCTAAAGTTCCACGAAGATAACCCTATCATAGGCGTTAATGTTTTAGAAAATTATTTATTCTGGACAGATAATAGAAATCAACCTAGACGTATAAATATAGATTTAGCTGATAACAGCTATTACGACTCAGAAGATAAAGTATCTGTAGCTAAATATGCTCCATACGCGCCACCTACAATCACAGGCATGTCAAATAAATCAACTATTTTGTCAAGAGAAATAGAGGAAAAGTTTGTTCGATTTGCGTATAGATATAAATTTGAAGACAATACATACTCTTTAATATCACCTTTTTCACCTGTAGCATTTGTACCTAAAGATGGCGATATTACTAATAGTAATAATGTATCGCTTGATGATGAAAATAATATATTTGGAACTTCTGAGTATAAAGGTATGGTTAACGGTATTAATCAAGTTGATTTATCAATAAGTGTGCCTAATGGCTTAAATATTACTCATATTGATATTTTATACAAAGAGTCTGACTCTGCTGCTATAAGAATAATTGAAACTAAAAAAGCCACAGAAGCTTCGGGTGGATCATTAACATATTCTTACAAATCTACACTTCCAAAATCAACATTACCGGAAAGACAACTTACGAGAGTATTTGATAATGTACCAGTAAAAGCTTTAGCACAAGAAGTTATAGCTAATAGATTAGTTTACGGCAATATACAATTAGGACACGATTTAGATGATCAAATATGTGACTATGATGTCATATACGGTCCTAAGGAATCTACAGTACTTTCTAGGCATTCTATAAAACAAAGACGTGCTTACGAAGTAGGTATTGTATTTAGCGATAGGTATGGTAGAACATCACCAGTAATACTTTCTGAAAACAGCACTATATATGTTGAGCCCAAGGATGACACGTTTGATAACTCAACTTTCTTAGGGGATGCTTTAAAAGTTGTATTTAAACCTGTGGCAACTAATATTGCTGTAAAAAATGCTTGGCATGCTACAGACAACCCTTTAGGTTGGTACTCATATAAAATTGTAGTAAAACAAGCAGAACAAGAATATTACAATGTATATACAAGTGGAGTACTTAACTATAGCAAAGACTATATTGAGCTTATAAATAGCAACGTTAATAAAGTTCCACGTGATAGCTCTAATTATAACTTAGAAAATGACAAATTAGCTTCTTCAGAAGTGAAATTGTATCCTAAGGTTGTTAATATTTATAATAACCCCAGCGCAGGAGGTGATTATGCTAAATCTGTAATTTCAAATAGTGGTTTAATTGATATAACAGCAATAGGTTTACCAACTGATTTGGGGTTAAAAACAGATACAACTAGTGCAATTACTTCAATGTACAATGCCTCTGATAATCCGCTTATGGCTAGATTATCTACAACAGATTTAGGGGTAACAGCTAATAATTTCTTTAACAAGCTAACTGTGTTTGAAACAGAACCAGTGAAATCTACGTTAGATATTTATTATGAAACACCCACGTGTGGGCTGGTATCAGAATTAAATACTAATATTAATAGTATAACATTAACAGCAATAAGCTTAAATAGTACTGATGATACTGATTTAGAAGAAAATTTTTCAGAATCTGTATTATTAGGTAATTATGTTGCTACTTTGCATGGTTTTTATGATGATACTTCAACAACGCCAGCAACAAAAACATTGTTAAATTCAGGTGTTACATTTGAAATTACAGATAATCAAGGTGGTACTTTAGATCCTCCAAATGCTGATTTTGAAATTGTATTAGATCCTTCTGATAATAAATATAAAGTTAAAACAAAGTCTAATTTTGTTTACGACAGCACAACTACTTCAAATAATGAAAAACAATTTTGGGTTACTGGATCTTTTGGTGGAGGCAGTGTTACAAGTCAAGTTACTTTAAATATAACAAACGCAAATCCTACCATACAATTTGTTAATGACGTTATCACGATGTCAACAAATCAAGGTGAAAGCACTAGTGTTTCAATAGCTGATTTTAATGTTACAGATGGGTCATCTATTGGTTATAATGGGGTAACAGGGGTGACTATAAACAGTGAAGTTCATTACAACGAAGATAACACAGTACAGCAAGCTAATGGATCTTTTTTCGGTGTTTCTTATACAGCACAACAATCTAGCGGTTATATATATTTAGATGATAATCATCATTTAAGTCAACATTATGTTACTGGTGATTATATTGTTGTAGAACTTCAAGTGTCAGATGGAAGTTCCACAGGCACGGATACTATACGTATAAATTTAACTAGTGGTAATATAATTGGTAGCGGTGATTCAGGTGCTACTATTCAATATTACAAAGCTGCGTGGAGTGCTTTTGACAATGCAACACAAGCGTGCGCGTCAAGTACAGATACCTCAACATGGGAAGAAATTACAATATACTATAGTGGAACTAACGAACCTATGGATTTAACAACTCCAGGAACTCTATATACAAATGCGCAGCTCACCACATTGGCTCCTTCAGGTTGGTATAAATCAACAGCAGGTTCTGTAGGTAAATGGCTACAAGGTAATAATACTGGGGCATGGGTGGTTAGTCCAACATCATGTACACAATAAATAAACTAAAATGGCATATATAAAAGAAGTAGAATATTTTAATTGCTTTATTTTAAAAGGTACTAGTGGTAATGATGATTATCATGTTGAAGAATCAAGAATAAAAGGTGGTTATAATGAACCTTTTGTTGATTATGGCGTACGCGCACATATTACAGATGATACATACGGCCGTGAAATAAGACCTAATGCTATGATTTACTCTGGTATATTTAACAATAAAACCGGAGTAAACAATACAAACGATTTTTCAATTGGAGAAAATATTACCAAAGCTGTAGACATACAAAACGGTAGTATTCAAAAGTTATATGCCGAGGATACAAATCTTAATATATTTCAAGAAGAAAAAGTATCTAGAGCTTTAATTGACAAAGATGCTATTTATACTGCTGAAGGTGGTAAAATTACTGCAGCAGGTAATATTGTTATCGGTCAAATTATTCCTTACGGGACAAATTATGGTATAGGTAAAAACCCTGAAAGCTTTGCAACGTTTGCGGGTAGAAAATACTTTGTAGACAAGCCAAAAGGAGCTGTTTTAAGACTCTCTCGTGACGGTATTACAGAAATATCTAACTATGGTATGCGAGGTTATTTTAGAGATCTTATAACTAATGCAGACAGGATAGTTGGTATGTGGGATATGTATAATAAAGATTTTATTTTATCTGCACAAGGAACTAATATCACTGATACAACTTTAGCATTTGATGAAACAACTAATGGTTGGGTGTCTAGATATAGTTATATACCTCAACTAGGTGGTAGTCTAGATGCTAAGTTTTATACATTTAACTCAGCATGTGAATTATATGAACATTACACGGGTGTTAATTATAATAATTTTTACGGAACAGATTATACGTCTGAGGTAAAATTAATATTTAATCAAAATGCCTCTGTAAACAAAAACTTCTTAACTTTAAATTATGAAGGAACTCCAAATTGGGAGGTTGTTAATATAGAGACAGATTCAGATACAGCCAACAACATCGGTGTGTATAGCAACACAAATCAAGATCTTATTATTTCTGCTTTCCAAAAAATGGATAATAGATATTTTTCTAATATATTCAACAACTCACCTATAAATGCCAATGAAGTTGTTTTTCAACAAGATATATCAGGAATAAAAGGCTTTTACACTAAACTAACTGTGAAAACAAGTGATACTAACTATAACGAACTTTTTGCAGTTTCTACTAATTTTAATATAAATAGTTACTAAATGGATCCAATGACGCTTATGGCCATAGGCCAAGGTATTTCAGGTCTTGTTCAGAGCATAAGTGCTGGTTCAAAAGCTAAGAGAGCTGCTAGAGATGCAGCAAGAGCAGAGGCTAGAATTAAAGCATTAGAAGCTAACAGACAAGAGATTATAGACCCTTACGCTGGTATCAAAGATCTTTCTTCGATGCTACAAAACCCTTTTGCTAATTTACAAGTCGCTACTCAAGCCGCTGAATTTCAAGCTGAGCAGCAAGATTTGTCTTTAGCTCAAACACTAGATACGTTAAGAGCTACCGGCGCTGGTGCAGGTGGTGCCACTGCATTAGCTCAAGCTGCTGCTAAAGGAAAACAACAAATATCAGCAACCATTGAAAAACAAGAAGCTGAAAACGCTAGACTAAGAGCTAAAGGTGAGTTAGAACTACAAAAAGCACAAATGTCAGAAGCTGCTAGAGTACAAGGTGCTCAAGCTCAAGGTAAAGCTTTTGTGTTTGGTCAAAGAGAACAAAGAGAGTTAAGACAATTAGATAGAGCATCGGCAATGGCTGAGCAATATAGAGCAATTGAAATGGGGCAAAGACAAGCTGCTAGTGCAGGTTTAGGACAAGCTATTGGTGTTGCAGCAGGTTTTGGTGTTTCTTATTTAGGAGGCGTTAATCCATTTAGTGGAAATCCAACGTCTGGTTCTTTTATGGAATATAAATCTCACGGTGGAACAATGAACAGAGGAGCTTGGAAAGCTGCTGGTTTAAAAGGTATTTAATATGAGTTACAGAAATCCAAAAATATACGCTCCAGATCCAACAGCTTTTTCAAGAGGTTTTTCTCAAGGCTTCGGAACTATGATGCAAGGTTATGCTAGACAGACAGAAAGATTGTCTGCAGAAGCAAAAGAAAGACAGCGTATTAAAGCTGAAAACGAAAAAGCAGAAGCTGAGCTATTAAGTAAAACAGATCTTGGTGGTTATGCTGATTTAGATAATAGAATATATGATGAGTTTCAAGCTGGTATTAGAGAAGCTATAGACTTTGATGAGTTTTCTAGTTTATCGCCAACTGAAAAAGAAAAGTATTTATTTGAAGTAAGGGATTACAAACAGGGTTTTGATAAATTTAAGCAAATTTTATCTATGCCTGGCGATCAGTTAGATGCTAGAAACACAGAGCTTTTACAATTAAAAACTGCTGTCACTGAAAATCCAGAATCTGTAAAATTTAAAGGTTCCGGAACAGACATGAAAATATTGTATACTGATACCGATGGTAATTCAAAAGAAATGTCTGTAAGACAGTTGAACTCTATTAGAGTTATAGACAAAACAGAAATTCAAAATAGTTTAAATAGTTTTGATAACGATGAGTTTGAAGAAGCTAGAAAGATATTGAAAGAAGGAGCTAAAAACAACAAGTTTGATAACGCTAAAAACTATGCAGAACAAAGATATAGAGCTCAATTAGCAAACTCTCTTCAAAATGATGAGTATGCTTATATCTACCACAATGAGCTTGGGGGTGCTGCTTCAGAAAAATATACTGGCACGCCAGAGCAAAAACAAGCTGTTATAGAACATAAGGTTCAGGGTTTTAATGCTATGGTTGAAGGTGAAAGAGAGCTACAAAATATACTAGCTCCAGAACCTGAAGAACCTAAAGTTGACAAACCAGCTAAATGGGAAGTTGATTTGATGGAGCTTCAGAAACAACAAAACAAACTTCTACAAAATCCTATAACAAAAAATATGTGGGATCAAGTTATAAGTGCAAGACCTGAAAAAAGATTTGATGGTTCCGCTACAGGTGTTAGTATTGAAGATCCTAAATATACAGCTGTTTCTAATTTAATTCAGCAATATGATTTTCAAATGATGCCACCTATTCCTGGTTCTATTGAAGGTGAAATAGGTTATAGAGTTAAAGATAATAAAACAGGTGTTGTTGTACAATTATTCAAAACAGACACAGCTGAACAAGTCATGCAAAAGCTTAAAAATGCTAAGAATATAAGTGATAATAATACTACGCTTTCTGCACAAGAACTTATAAATAAATATAGCCAAGATTAATATACTATGAATGAATTAGAAGCTATTGTTCAGCGCATGATTGATGCTGGAGAATCAGAGGCTAATATTGCTTCTGTTATAAAAGAATATAACAAAACATCTGCTGAAGCGGGAAAGAAACAACCGCAGGTTACGGGTGCGCCTGTGGAAGAAACTACAGCACCCGATACGGTATCCAAGCCGGAAGATACTTCATTGGCATTACAAAAAATAGAAGCTGAGCCAAAAAAATCACTAACAATTAGCCCTGGTATAGGAGCAGTAGGTACACAATTTGAAACTAAACCTGCTGAAATAACTTATGGTGAAGCTACTGAAAAAATAAAACAAGCTTTATTTACAACAGAAGAACAACAAGCTGAATATTTTGGTGAGTCTTACTTTAAGTTAGATGAGATGCCTAGAATAACCATTTCCGCTGGAACAGGTGCTCCAGGCGTGGTTCAGCAAATAGATGTAGAAGGCTACTTAGGTAAACAAAAATACAATCAATACCAAGATTATTTACAAGATCCAGTAGGTTTTTTTAAAAATCTACCTGCTAACGTAAGATCTAAATATATACAGCAACAAAAAGAAAGTTTAGCAACTAAGTTCTTTACAGATTTACCAGAATCAGAAAGGATAGCCTTTAAAGCTTATGCTAAAAAATCAGAACAAATAGCTTCTGATTACAGTAAAACTGTAGACGAAATAAACAAACAAACTGAGTTGTATGATAAAAGACACAAAGAAAATCTTGACAACTTAAGTTTTTTAGAAAAAGAAATACAAGACTGGGATAATGAAAATCTAGCTAAACTAGAAAGAGTATCTCACATGGTTGGTGCTAATATTTTTGCTGGTAATCAAGAAAAAGCAGATGAGTTTGAGCAGACCAGAAATGACATGCTTAATCAAAGAAACTCTATATTTAAACGTTATAAGCAAGCTTACGAAGACTTAAACAAAGTTAAAACAGATGAGTTTGGCAACGAGTATTCTTACGAGCAAGATAGATTAGATCTACTTAGAAAATCAGATCAATTAGAAGAGCAGTTTAAAAACAACAAGATCATATTTGATAACTTTGGTGATATATCAGCTGCCTCTACTGCTGCCGCTTATAATTATGACTTATACCAAAAAGGCGTAGATCAATTAAAAACTTCTTTATTTGTGGCTGGTGGTAAGCTAGGAGCTTTAGGTTTAGAAGGTTTAGCTTACTTAGCTGAAATACGCAAGGATAAAGGTAATGCCGAAGCATTTAGAAAAATGGCGGATGCTTCTTCTAAATTTGCTAATGAACAATTTCAAAAACACGTTGCGGAATTTGTTCCTTCTCCTAAATTAAAAGACGTAAAAAGCATATCCGATTTTGGCAACTTAGCAGGCAACGTTTTTGCGGATCAAGCATCTAATATAGCTACAGTTTGGGCGGGCGGTATAATTGGTAACATATTAAAGGCTGGTGGATCAGCTCTCGGTGCTATTAGAACGGTACAAACAGCTACTGCTGGATTAATGGGTACTTACTCAGGTTCAACTCAGCATGCTCAAATGGACATAGCTCAGGAACAAGCAAACATAGCTTTGTACGGAGCACCTGGGGTAGAGGGATTATACGATAAAAGAGAAAAAACAATTGATCCCGTAGAAAAAACACTTTTAGATGAACGTATTTTTGATTTAGAACAAAGTGTAAACTTAACAGAGCTACAAAAATTATCTACAGCTATACTTTATGGTGTTACAGAAACTGTAGCTGAAAGACTAGGTTCTATCAGAGTTCTAGATCAATGGTCTAATATGGGTAGAAGTTTAGCTGGCACTGTTGGTTGGAGATCTCAGTCTAAAAAAGTATTAAAACAATTAGTAAAAGGGAGTGCTATAGAGCAAGCTGAAGAAACAGTTACAGCTCTTGCTCAAAATATAACTAGTAAATATGTAGCCGGAGATGAAAGAGTAGGTTTTTTAGATGGTATAGATGCTGACTTATTTACATCTACAGCTTTAACAACTTTAGTATTACAAGCACCATCTGTTTCTACGACAGTGGTAGATATCATAACACAACAAGGTTTAACAGAGGCTGATAGAAAAGAATTTAATAAACTGTCAACTAGAGCTATCGAGCTTTTAAATGAAAAAGCACAAGCTAAAGCTGACGGTAAAAGATTTAAAAACAACACGGAGCTTAGAGAAATAATAACAGAGCTTGGTAGAAACAAAGCTATAAACTTTGTTAAGCTGCAAAACTTAACAGAGGGTGAGTTAAAAAAAGTTTTTGAATTACAAGGTGAAATTGAGTCTTTACGTAAAAAATATGCGGAAATAGGTGAAGCTGGCATTGAAGATACAGAACAAGCTTATGCTGACAAAACCAAGATCATATCTGATAAAATAAATGATCTTCAAAAACAAAAAGAAGTTTTACTTAAAGACGTTTTTCTTAAAAAATACTTAGGTAAAGATTTCAACGAGCGTACTGATGATGTTCGCATGCAAGAAGATCAAATAGCTAGAGTTAACTACGATCTTGGTAGAAAAAACTTTGAAGGAAGAATAATACAAGGTGTTGTTGGAAGTAAAGCGTTTTTTGGTTTAAGTACCTTAGAAGAAATAGATAATTTAGAAATATCTGAAACTAAAAAGAAAAGACTAAAAGATGTTTTTAATGATCTTAGCACTGGTAACAAGTTTGGTAAGTATGAAAAAGGTTTAGGTTTAATTTACAACGAAAACGCTATATTGCAAGGTGTTATAGCTAATGAGCCTTATGCTAAAGCTGCTTACATGCATGAGCTTACTCATTGGGCTATGGATAACGGTAAAATAAACCGTAAAAAACTTATCGCAGCGGCTGATGAGCTTGTGGAAAAAATAAATTCAACTCCAAACGTCGATAAAGTCTCTTTAGAAAAATTTATTGGTAGAGTTAAGCAGTACAAGCAATTTGCAAAAAAAGTAGGCCTAACCAAAGAAACATTAGCTGAAGAGTTAATAATGGCGTATGCTGACCTTAAAAGACAGGGCTTTTTAGATAACAACACTATTGAAAGAAGTTTAAACTTAAAGAACTTATTTAGAGATGTACTAAACTCTATAAGTCCTGCAATGCACATGTACTCAAATCTTAATACAGCTGAGGACATTGCTAGATTTATAGATGCATTTGACGAAAAAGTTAAAAAGAATAGACTAAGAGCTTCTGCACCTGAGGAATACGAATTAGAGCAAAAAGTTAAGTCTGATGCTTTTTCTTTAGGTCAAAAAGAACTTAACGATCGTATAGATAATCTTGTTGGTAAAAAAGATGAAAACGGTAACTACCAATGGGCTTCTAAAGAAGAGTTTCAAGGTTCTGAAGAGTTTATAAATGTATACGATAAAATAATAAACGGCAACCTAATTGATCCTCTAATCAGAAGAGGTATCGAAGGTGATGTTATATATGGTAAACCTATTGAACGTTTTATAGAAGACGTTAAAGATGGTTTAACAGGTACATTAATGAGATTTGATCCTTCTCAAAATAATAGCTTAATAGGTTTTATAAATAAGCAGTTGGCATTTAGAAAAGGCGACGTATCTAATCAGTATAAGAAAGAGTTTGGTGAGTTTGGTACAACTTCTATAGATATTGAAGCTGGAGAAGTTGGTTCGTTAAGAGAATTAGAAGCAGAAGATCAAGCTTTTGACGAAGCTATTGATATTCAAGAGGAAGTTATTGATGAGACAAAAGGTCTAATCATACCTGGAGTTGAGGTACTTGGGAAAGAAACAAACCAAGAGCTTATCGATGAAATAACAGACATGTATGCTGATTTAGTGTTAGATGGTAAAAATTATAAAACTTTACCTAGATTAGCCACTAAATACGTAGCTGAAAAAGCTGGAGTACCTGAAGCTAAAATTGTAGATCCTAAGAAAAACCTTTCGAGTGGAGAATATTCTGCGGCTGCTAACTTTTTAGCATCTATAGCCGACACTTATATCAAGATATTGCCTGAGGGTGCTATCACACAAGAAGCCGCATCAGAAGCGTTAAAAGGAACGTCTACGGGCGTGCCTAAGAACGTTTTAAACTTCGCGTACAATAAAAACGAAGAAAGATTTAAAGATCCCTCTGGTTTATTTGTTTTCGAAAAAATAAAAGATCTAACCAGAGATCAATTCTTAGATGCTATTGGCTTAAATCCAGATGGTAGTGTAAAACCAGGTGTTACAGGTAGATCTAAAGAATCTCAAACCACAAAAGGTCTTCTTAATTTATTAGACAGGATAATCACAAATACAGCTGTTAGAGTTGTTGGCGGTGAAATGGGTATGTCTATGAACACTCAGCTTGACATTAGATCAGGTACCGTTGACGGTGTTTATTCACTTAACGTTCCATATAAACAAGCAGCCAAAGATTTTGCTAAATTTACCGACGCCGCTGTTTCAAAACTTAACGATTATGGTTTAGGTGATCAAGCACAAAGAGTAAAAGATCTATCAAATGCTATGAGAACTTCTGATGGGCCTTCTGGTTTACAGAATTTCTTTTTAGATGTTTTAAAACCACATAACGAATTTGTCGGTTTAGCAATGAGATTAGTTCCTGATAATATTTTTGGTTTTCGCAGAAATATTTCAATAGCTAAAGCAGCTTTTCAACATACGATAAGAGCTAATGCCGCTGGAGCTGCTTACCTAGACGCAAAAGGAAATAGATTGATAGATGTAGAATGGAAAGAAGCAAAAAAACATAAAGCATTTAAGTATAATTCAAACTCAAATGACACTACTGATAATTTATCTGATATAGCTAAATCGTTAATAAGCAACGGTGAGTTAAACATGTTGATCGGTGTAGATTTTGCTAAAAGTAAAATCATATCACCTAAGACTAGGGAACTTGTAAAACAGTTTGACGCTGATGTAAAAGGTATAGCTCCTTATAACGTGTCTGGGATAAATTCTAAAAATTGGCAGTCTCAAATGGATAAGTTTGATTCTGCTAAATGGAAAAAAGGAATTACGCTCACTAATAGAATACTTCAAAGTATAATTATAGATATAACAAACCATTTCGATCCAGCTATAAATAAAAATTCTACTCAAGAAAAATTTGATCAATGGTTAGGATATGCTATTAATATATACCAAGGCACAACTAATGACTCTAATGGATTTAGAAAACTTAGCTTAGTTGATGTTGATAAAAGTTACATGTACAGCTATTCTGAAAAAAACAAAAGAGCTAATGCGTTAATCGGTGAGCATGTTCCTACTAATGTAGATTCTATGGCTGATATAATGATTGACAACTTGTTTAAAAGAAGAATATCCTTAGTTATACCTACTGTATACATAATTCCTGAAATTGATTCTAAAGCTAAAGACAGTAAAACTGCTGGACTTAAAAATGCGAATGACGTATCGGCAGTAGATAATTTCTTAGCAAATAGAAGAGCATTAAAAAGAAATCAAGGTAGAATTATACGTTATAATAAGCCGGGAACATTATTTGCAGAAAAAACAAAAGAAGAAAACTTCGCTGACATACTAGATCAAATTGATCAGCAAGCTTTTGATCAGCAAATGACTTATAGTTTAAATACTGCTGTAAAAGTTGATGTAGAACAAATAGACGATAATAATTTTATAGGCGAGTTTAAAGTTTCTGATATTAATTATCGCATGAATTTTACTGTAAATCTAGGAGAAGACTTCTGGATGGGATATGAGGGTAAATATGATGGTCTTGAGGAAAAACTAAAAATTCCAAAAGGAACTGTAAATAATCTAAGAATAGCATCGTTGTCTTTTGCTAAACAAAGCGAAATTAAAGACGAAGATTCAGATGACTTTGAGTATACTTACGAAATAACAGGTGACGCTGCTAAAGGAAAAGTTAGTCAATTCACTGTTTTAGCTAGCGTAATTAATGCGGCTAAAGATCTTGTAAAGCAAACAAACGTAGATGCTGTAAACTTTACTGCGGCTGAAGAAAGCAGAGGTCAGCTTTATCATAAAATGTCTAGATTTTTTGCTAAAGAAATCGGTTGGTATACCCACAGCGTTTATGTTGATGGCTCAGGTATTGACTCAAGAAGTACATCTCATACTATTTACAATCCAGAAATTGTTTTAAAAGATAGTAAACTTACTCAAGAAGAAAGACAAGACTGGAGAATTAATGGTTTATATTCTTTAGGTTCTTTAGAAACTAAGTTTGCGGGTATGATATCTATAAAAGATCCTAGAATAACTCCAAGTCAAAAACTAGATTTATCTACAGCTAAAAACTTAGCGGCTAAAAGAAAGAAAAGATTTGATGTTATTAATCCTGCAGCAAATGATTTTGAAGGTCTCATGTATCCATTGCTTGCTAAAGGTAAATTAGGAGAAGAGCAGTATGAATGGATGCAAAAAAATCTTTTCGAACCTTACGGACAAGCTACATATAGACTAAATAACACAAGACAGCGGGTAGCTAGAAGTTTAAAGAAAATAGAGAAAGAAAACAAACAGTTATTTAAAAAGCTTAAAAAAGACTCTGGTTTTGGAGGTTTTACATTTGAACAAGCTTTAAGAGTTTGGATGTTTTCTAAAATAGATAAAACACCTTCTGGTGTTGATGAAGATACGCAAAAAGCCTTAGTTACAATTGTAAAAAATAATCCAGACATTGAAGAGTTAGGGTATGAGCTTTCTGGTATTTTACCAATGAAAGAGTTTTGGGTAGATCCAGATCCTGAAACTTGGCAGATTGATAGTATTAGAACTGACGTTATTAATGCTATTGAAAAAGTAGCTAGAAAACAGTTCTTAGGAGAATGGAAGGCTAATATTGATGAGATATTCTCTAAGAATAACATGAATAAGCTTACCGCTGCGTTTGGCGAGGAATACATGGACGCGTTAAAAGACATGCTTTACCGCATGGAAACTGGTAGTTCAAGACCTGAAGGTATGAATAAACAGATGAACGTGTTTATGAACTGGGTTAGAGGTTCTGTTGCTACAACAATGTTCTTTAATAGAAGATCCGCAGTGTTACAGCAAATATCAAACGTTAACTATTTAAACTGGGGTGACAATAATCCTATTGCTGCAGCTAAAGCTTTTGCTAATCAAAAACAATACTGGACAGATTTTGTTTATATACTAAACTCTGATTATTTAAAAGAAAGACGTGGAGGTCTAAAAACAGATATTAACGCTGCTGAGCTCGCTGAAGCCGCTAAAAAACACGGTTACAAAGGCGTATTAAGCAAGATGCTTCAAGCTGGTTTTCTTTTAACTCAGTTCGGTGATAGTTTGGCTATCGCTACTGGTGGTTCTACTTTTTATAGAAATAGAATAAATACTTATTTAAAACAAGGACTTTCTAAAGAAGAGGCCGAAAGAAAAGCGTTTATAGATTTCCAAGAAATATCTGAAGAAACCCAGCAGTCAGCAAGACCTGATAGATTGTCACAGCAACAAACCAATATTATTGGTAGAACATTTTTATCGTTCCAAAACACACCAATGCAGATGACTAGGTTAGCTGTAAGAGCTGGTAAAGATTTATTAGCTGGTAGAGGTGATGCTAAAGAGAATGTATTTAAAATGCTCTATTATGGTGCAATTCAATCTATTATATTCTCTATGTTGCAGACAGCTCTAATCGGAGACATGTTTAGTGTGTTTGGTGATGACGAGGGAGACGACGAAGAAGAATTAAGAGCTAAAAAGAAAAAACGAGTTATCAACGGAGTTGTTGATTCGTTCTTAAAAGGTACAGGTATGTACGGTGTAGCTGTTGCAACAACTAAAAACGCTATAATTAAATTTATAGAGCAAGAACAAAGAAAAGAAGAAGGTAAAAGACCTGATTACGCTTATGTTGTTTTAGAAGTTCTTAATGTTTCTCCTCCAGTAGGTATTAAAGCTAGAAACTTCTATGGAGCGCTAAAAAATTACGAATATAACGCTAGATATATTGGTGCTGCTGGTTGGGATTTAAATAACCCTGCTATTGATATCGGGTCTGCAGCGCTTGACGCATTATTTAACATACCTGCATTATCTACAGTAACTACAATGAGAGATATATCTGCTGCTTTTGACGAAGACTTAGAGGTTATGACAAGATTAGCACTTATTGCAGGTTGGCACACGTGGGATTTAAATTTACAAGATAAAGAGTTAAATAAAATTAAAGCTGAAATAAAGCAGCGGAATAAAGATTTAAGAAAATCTAATAAATCAAGAAGAGGTAAACGATAAAATAAATTAAAAGTGGAATTACAAGATATAAAACTATATACCTTAAACGGATCAGCATTTACATTATCATTTATGGAAATAGAAACCATGTTAAAAATAATCTTAT